TGATCCGCGAATCGCGCAGAAAATGGCTTGATAATGCTTCTCAATAAGTTGACAAGCTAGATGTACACCGGGTTTTTGGCAGGCGGCTCCCCACCCATTCTCAATAAGTGCATGTTGTCACAAGGGCAAATAAGATGCGACAAATAGGTGTGACAAGCGATTAGTGCTGATTACGGTGGCAGAAGCTGCAGCGGTCTTGGCATTAAAAAGTCGGGGCAGTATTTACAGAAAGATCCGCACTGGTGAGCTGCCATCGGTGGATGGTCCTACGGGTCCGCTGGTAGAACGCGAGGGGCTGGAAGGCGTGTGGCTCAATATCACGCGGACGCGCTCGGATTCGCCGAGGCCCAAGAGCGGGCGAGAGGCTAGGGCTAGCAAGAGCAAGGAGATGGAGGTGGATCGCGCCGTTATTGAGAAGGCTTATCAATTACCGGATTACAACGAAAGCCGGGCGCGGTCTGAATTTGAGAAGGCCAACCTGCTGGAGCTGGAGCGCAAGCAAAAGGAGAAGTTGCTGCTGCCGGCGGATCAGGTGGAACGGGTGTGGGCCAACACGGTGGCGACGGTGAAGACCAAGTTGTTGGCGGTGCCGACGCGGTTACGGCAGCGGATTCCGCATTTGAGTTTGGAAGAGGTGGCGATTGCTGATGAACTGATCCGTGAATCGCTGCAGGAGCTGGCGGAGGAGGGCGGCGGCGATGGTGAGTGATCAACAGCTGCAGGCCAAGGCGTTGAGCCTGTGGAAGCCACCGCCGAAGTTGACGCTGAGTGAATGGGCGGATCGGTATGCGTACCTATCGGCTGAGAGTTCGGCTGAGGCTGGGCGCTGGCGGACGCTGGCGTATCAGAAGGGGATCATGGACGCCTTCACCGATCCATGCGTTGAGATGGTGGTGTGGATGAAAAGCGCCAGGGTCGGGGCCACCAAGATCTTTAACCACCTGTGCGCGTACCACATGCACCAAGACCCGTGCCCGCTGATGGTGTGTCAGCCCACGGTGGAGGACGCGGAGGGCTATTCAAAGGATGAGATTGCGCCGATGATCCGCGACACCCCTGTGTTGAGGGATTTGGTCAGTGAGCCGAAGGCGAAGGACGGCAGCAACACCATCTTGATGAAACAGTTCCCCGGCGGGACGCTGAGCATGGTGGGGGCCAATAGCGCCAGGGGCTTCCGCAGGGTCAGCCGGCGGGTGGTGCTGTTCGATGAGGTGGATGGCTACCCGGCTACCACGTCTGAGGGTGACCAGATCAAGCTGGGCATTAAGCGGTCGGAGTACTACTGGAACCGGAAGATCGGGATCGCCAGCACGCCGACGACTAAGGACTTCAGCCGGGTGGAGCGGTGGTTTCTGCAGGGCGACCAACGGCGGTTTTATGTGCCGTGCCCTGAGTGTGACCACTGGCAGTATCTGCGCTGGCAGCAGATGAAGTGGGAGAAGGACCGGCCGGAGACGGCGGCGTATGAATGCGAAAACTGCAAGGCCCGGATCCCGCACACGCAAAAGCGTTGGATGGTGGACCGTGGTGAGTGGCGGCCTACGGCGGTGGCGCAGCGGCCTGGCCTTGTGAGTTTCCACTTATGGGCTGGGTATAGCTACAGCCCCAATGCCACATGGGAACAGTTGGTGCGGGAGTTCCTTGAGGTGAAGGGCGACCCCGATCAGCTGCGCACTTTTGTGAACGTGACGCTGGGCGAGACGTTTGAGCTGGATTACGCCAGCAAGCTCAGCGCTGAAGGGCTGATGAAACGGCGTGAGGACTATGAGCCTGGCGTCTGCCCCGATGGCGTCCTATGCCTTGTTGCAGGTGTTGACACGCAAGACACTTGGCTGGACGTGAACGTGTGGGGCTATGGCCGTGGCGAAGAGGCGTGGCTGATCTGGAGCCAAGAGCTGCGGGGTGACCCTGCGTTGCCTGAGGTGTGGGGCCAGCTGGATCAGGTGCTGGCAACGGAGTGGGCCTGCGCCAACGGCAAGACCCTGAAAATTAGTCAGATGGCGGTGGACTCTGGCGGTCACTACACCCATCAGGTCTACCTTTATGCCAGGGAGCGGAAGGCTCAAGGCGTGATTGCGGTGAAGGGCAGCAGCCGCCGTGATCAACCGATCATCAACCGTGGGGCAAAGGTGGACATTAGTTATCGCGGCAAGACGGTGAAGAACTCCGGCATGGTTTATCAGATTGGCACCGACACCGCTAAGACCACGATCTATGGGCGTCTGCGTCATAGCCAACCTGGCCCTGGATATTTCCACTTTGGTTTGGCTGCTGATGACGAGTTCTTTGCTTCCCTTACTGCTGAAAAACAGCAGGTAAAAACAGTCCGGGGTTTCCAAGTAAAAGAGTGGGTAAAAAAATCCAGCGACCGCTCAGAGAAGTTGGATGGTTGTGTTTATGCCTATGCCGCACTGCAACTAATGCTGAGGCGATATGACCGTAAAACGGTTTGGGATCAGCTAGAAGCCAGGCTGTCAGGTGATAAACCGGAACTAAAATCCAGAAAGGTGGCCTCTACTCAGGCCAGTTCCTTCATCAGCAACTGGTAAGGCCAGATGAACATTCCAGCCACCATACGCGCAGGAGATACCGTCACCTGGCGAGATGAGACGGCAGAGGACCTGCTGGGCAATCCGATCACGTCTGGCACTTATACGCTCACCTATTACCTGCGCACCAATACCGCCAGCGAAGGTGCAACGGTGGTGGGCACCGCCTACGGCAACGGATGGGAAAGCACCATTCCGGCAGCGACCAGCGCGGGGTTTGATGCAGGGGTCTGGTATTGGCAGGCTGTCGCCACTGCAGGCAGCACAAAATACACGCTCGGCTCTGGCCAGCTGACGGTCGTTGCGGCGCTGAGCTATGCCGGCACCCCCGGCGCTTTTGACGGGCGCAGCCAAGCGGAGAAAGACCTCGAAGCCGTCACCACCGCGATCCGGGTGTTGGTTGCCTCGGGGGCCAAGGAATACACCATTGGCGGGCGCAGCTTTAAGAAGCAAGACCTGAACCTTCTGATCCAGCGCGAAAGCCAGTTGAAGGCCATCGTCAAGCGTGAACAGGCAGCTGATCTGATCAAAAACGGGCAGGGCGACCCCCGTTCCCTTTACGTGCGGTTCTAATCATGGGCATCCGATCTGCAATTCGCGAGCTGTTTCGCTCTGACCGCAACGCAGCTGTTACGCCTCCTCGTCGCCGCATGTACGAAGGCGCCAAAGTCTCACGCCTCACTAGCGACTGGGTGACGGCTGGCACCTCTGCTGATGCTGAGATCAAAGGCAGCCTGGCCCGGCTCAGGAACCGCAGCCGTCAGCTGGTGCGCGATAACGACTACGCCAAGCAAGCGATCCGCGCCATCAAAGCCAACGTCATCGGCACCGGCATCCGCCTGCAGGCGCAAGTCAAAATGCAGCGCGGCTCTGGCCGCCTTGACCAGACCGTCAACGATGCCATCGAAAAGGCATGGGTGAAGTGGGGGTGCAAGGACTACTGCCACACCGCTGGCCGCCTGAGCTTCCCTGATATGGAACGGCTCCTAGTTGGAGCCATGGCGGAATCGGGTGAGGTGTTCGTGCGCATGGTCCGCCAGCCGTTTGGCGGCAGTGAAGTGCCCTTTGCGCTGGAGGTAATTGAGAGTGATCTGCTGGACGACACCTACATGGGGCCCAGCTCCATTGAAGGCAACGAATGGCGGATGGGAATTGAGCTGAACAGCTGGGGCCGCCCTGTTCGCTATGCCTTCCTCACCAAGCACCCTGGTGATTCCGCCTTTGGCCAGTCCACCGCAGGCCGTCACCGCCTGATCCCTGCTGACCAAATCCTTCACCTTTTCCTGCAGGAGCGCCCCGGCCAGAACCGCGGAATCCCCTGGCTGGCAACGGCTATTCAGCGTCTGCATCAGGTGGCCGGCTATGAACAAGCTGAGGTGGTGCGGGCTAGGGCTAGCTCGGCGCTGATGGGCTTCATTACCAACAACGATGGTGAGCTGGTCGGCGAGGAGATGTACGACCACGAACGGGTCAGCAATTTTGAGCCCGGCGTCTTTAAGTATCTAGCCCCTGGCGAAAGCGTCACGGTCCCGCAGCTGGATGCACCCGATGGTCAGCTGGAACCCTTCCTGCGCGTCATGCTCCGCGCCATGGCTGCCGGTGTGGGCTGCAGCTACGAAACCATTTCGCGTGATTTCTCGCAGTCCAACTATTCCAGCAGCCGCCTAAGCCTTTTAGAGGACCGCGACAACTGGCGGGCGCTGCAGCAATACATGATTGAAAACTTCCACCGCCCTGTCTTTGAGGCATGGCTGGAGATGGCAGTACTCAGTGGTGCCCTCAAGCTGCCGGCCTATGAAACTGACCCTGACCGCTATCGCGCTGTGCGCTTCATGCCGCGTGGCTGGGGTTGGATTGATCCGGCCAAGGAAGTTGAGGCCTACAAAGAAGCCGTGCGCTGTGGGTTCAAGACTCAAGCCGACGTGGTAGCAGAGCAAGGTGGTGACCTTGAGGAGTTGCTCCTTGCTCGCAAAGCTGAGGTGGATCGTGCGGAAGAGCTAGACCTTTACTTTGATACCAATCCAGAAAACGAACACGAGGCAATGGAGGCTCCAGCAATGGAACCGCAGGAAGCAATTCAAGAGGCCGCAGATAACCTAGAGAACACCACTGATATTGAGTCAAGCGATGGACCAATCGCGTGATTATGACGGTCAACGGCTGACTCGTGCTGAGGCAGTTGACCTTACCGTCAGCGAAGACCAACTATCTATTGAGTTTCCATTCAGCTCTGAGTATCCAGCCGCTCGTTACTTCGGCAACGAAATCTTGAGCCATGAACGGAGCGCGGCAGATTTAAGCCGCCTGAATGATGGTGCTCCGCTGCTTTTTAACCATGACCCCAACAAGGTCATTGGCGTGGTAGAGCATGCTTGGATTGATACAGAAAAAAAACGGGGCTACGCCAAGGTCCGCTTTAGCCGTAACGCTTTTGCTCAAGAGGTGCTTGCGGACATTCAAGACGGAATCATGCGCAATGTCTCTTTTGGCTATCAAATCAATAAGCTAGAAGAACGTGGTGGTGGTGATTTTCTCGCTACTTCTTGGACGCCTTATGAACTCAGCGCAGTTAGCATACCTTTAGACCCTACGGTCGGCGTCGGGCGTGCTCTCGACGCTCAACCTGCGGCCCCTGCCGCATCATCACCCCCCGAAACAGAACCCGAGGTTCCGATGGAAAACTCCACCGACTTTGCGGCGGTGCGGGCTGAAGCGGCTGCTGAAGCTGCCAAGGCTGAGCGTGCTCGCATTGCTGGCATCACTGCCCTGACTGAAAAGTACGGCATGGCTGATCTGGGCCGTCAACTGATTGACGGTGGCCGCAGCCTTGACGACGCTCGCACTGCTGTTCTTGACAAGCTGGAAATCAAGCCCGCTGAGGCTGTTGCTCCGGTGGACATGGCACCTGCTGAGCGTGCTAATTACAGCATCACCGCCGGCATCCGCGCCATGCTCACTGGCGATTGGTCCAGCAGTGAGGCCGGTTTGGTGCGTGAGCTGAGCAAGGAAGTTGAGAAGTCCGGTGTGGCCAAAACCACCGAACGTTCCTTTTTTGTTCCCTTCTCTGCTCTGAGTCAGCGTGCCACCTACGTGACCTCTGGCGCTTCCACTGGCGGCAATCTGGTTGCTACCGAACTGCTGGCCGATGACTTTATCGAGTTCCTCCGCAACAACGCGGTGATGCTCCAGCTCGGCGTCCGCACGATGCCCGGCTTGGTTGGCAACGTCGCCATCCCCCGCCGCTCGGGTGTCGCCTCGACCTATTACCTTTCGACACAAACCACGGCCATCACGCAATCCGAGTCGACTTTCGACCAGGTGACGATGAGCCCCAAGAACCTGGCCGCCCTGTCCAAGTACAGCCGCCAGACCCTGCTGCAGGGCACCCCTGGCATCGAGGAGCTGGTGCGTCGTGACCTGACTGACGGCATCAACTTGGCCATCGACCTGGGCATCCTGAACGGTTCCGGCTCCAGCGGCCAGCCCACCGGCATCATGCAGACCTCCGGCATCGGCTCTGTGGCCATGGGCACCAACGGTGGCGCGATCACCCTTGAGAAAGTGGTGGACCTGGAAGCTGCTGTGATGCAAGTGAACGGCGCCGTCAATCCGGCTTCTGTTGCATACCTCACCAACTACAAGGTGTTGGCTGCTCTGAAAAAACTGCGGGCTGGTGGTTCTACCACTGGTGACGGTCCCTTCCTGTTCAACGCCGACGCTGCCCGTATCGGCCGTGGCCCAACCCCCGGCACTCTGAACGGATACCCTCTGGCCGCCACCAATCAGGTTCCCTCCAACCTGACCAAGGGCTCCAGCAGCGGTGTTTGTTCTGCTCTGCTCATGGGTGACTTCAGCCAAGCCATGGTTGGCTTCTGGGGCAACGGCCTTGAGATCACCGTGGGTGAAGATCAGGACGACTTCAGCAAAGCTCTGACAAGCGTTCGCGGCATCGTTTCCTACGACGTAGCTGTGCGCGATCCCAAGAGCTTTGCTGCCATCCTCGACATCACCACCTGATAAGGGACACGGGGGCGGGCAACCGCCCCTTTTTACTTATGAAGGTTTTAATCACAACTGATTGCGCGGCCCAAGGTCAATACCTTGAAGCTGGCAAATCCTATGAGCTGGACAGCAATGTAGCGGCTGAGCTGCTGCGGTTTAACCGTGCTGTTGAAGCACCTGCTGAAGAGCCCAAGCCAAAAGCCACCCGCAAAGCAAAGGCTGATGGCGCTGACTGAAGATCTCAATCAGTTCCTCAACGACTTTGGCCTCAGCTGCACGGCTGGGGCTGTTACTGCATTGGGCATCCTTGATATGCCTGGCCGGGTCTTGGGTGCTGACGGCATGGTGCTGAGCACTGAATACCTGTTGACGGCCAAGGCCAGCGACTTCGGCAATCTTCTTTTTGGAGACAACATCACAGTTGGCGGCACGTCTTACACGGTGCGGGAAGCGCTGCTGATTGACGATGGTGCGTTTGTTGAAATCAGCTTGACCAAATCATGAGTAGCAAACGTGAGAACATCCTGGCCGCCGTCCGCACGGCTCTCACCGGCACCACCGGCGTCGGTACGCGCATTTATCGCAGCCGGCAGGAAGCCTTCGCCCGCTCCGAGAGCCCGGCCATTGTTGTCGAACCCGTCAACGATCAGGCAATCATTGAAACCAGCCTGCCGACGTTGACGTGGAACCTGACCGTTCGCATTGCTGTGATCGTGCGGGGTTTGATCCCTGATCAACTTGCTGATCCGATCATTGTTTCTGCCCATACCAAATTGATGGCGGATTTAACGCTAGGTGGTTATGCAATGGACATTGCACCTCAGGGCGTTAATTTTGATATGGCCGAAGCTGATCAAACAGCGGGCGTCATCATGTGTGATTACCTCATTCGGTATCGCACTACTCTTAGCAGCTTGGAAAGCTAACGATGGCTACGATTAAGGACGAATACTGGGGCCAAGGTGGTTCTTACGAACTCGACCCCAAAACCGGCACCCGAAAGCTCATTGAGCGGACAGAGCCGGCCCAACCCTCCGATCCCCAACCTGAGGACTTGAGCAATGGCTCTGATTGCGCGGAAGGCGTACATTCTGGCGAAGGCTGAGGCTACTTACGCCACCAGCTCGACCCCTGCCAACACTGACGCCGTGTTGGTGCGTAACCTGGATCTCACCCCACTGGCGGGTGATGTAGTGGGTCGGGACCTGATTCGCCCCTACCTCGGCAACAGTGAGCAGCTGATCGCCCGCACCTATGCCGAACTGAAGTTTGACGTGGAGCTGGCCGGTTCTGGCACCGCTGGCACCGCCCCTAGGTACGGCAACATCCTGCAGGCCTGCGGTATGGCGGCGACCACTGTGGCATCCACCAGCGTCACCTATGCGCCGGTGAGCAGCAGCTTCTCTAGCTCCACCATTGTTTACAACTGCGATGGCTTGAACCATGTGCTAACCGGCTGCCGGGGATCCTTTGCCATTAAGGCCGAGGTGGGCCAAGTGCCCGTCCTTTCGTTCTCCATGGTTGGCGTGTTCAATAGCCCAACCGACGTGTCGCCGGTGTCGGCCACCTACAGCAACCAAGCCACCCCGCTGGTGTTCCGACAGGGCAACACCTCTGCCTTCTCCATCTTCGGCTACTCCGGCCTGCTGCAGTCCCTGGACTTCGACATGGCAAACAGCACCGTCTACCGCCAGCTGGTGGGTAGCTCCACCGGGGAGGTGCTGATCACGGACCGCAAGCCCGCCGGTTCCTGCATGATCGAAGCCCCGACCATTGCCACCAAGGATTTCTTCACCATCGCCCTGGGTAGCACCACTGGCAGCGTGACCTTCCTGCATGGCACCACAGCCGGCAACCGGGTGACCTTCACCGCCGCTCAGTCGGATATCACTTCGCCGTCCTATGCCGAGAGTGACGGGGTGAAAATGCTCAATCTGCCGTTCGTCGCCACGCCCACCACCGCAGGCAACGACGAGCTGTCCCTGGCCTTCACCTGATACTCCTAACTAGCTCTATGGCCTTTGTTCTCAAACAGTCCGACACCTACAGCTGGCCGGTCTCTTTTGACATCCCCGTGGACGGGGGCCGGCATGAAAAGCAAACCTTTGACGCTGAGCTGAAGCGCCTCCCGCAAAGCCGCATCATCGAAATCCAAGACGCCGTACAAAAACGTCTCAGCGCCCTCCAGCGTGATGACGATACGGACGGCATGATCACGGACCAAGAGATCGCGGACGAAATCCTGGTCGGTTGGTCTGGTGTGCTGGATGAGAAAAGTGAAGAGGTGCCCTTCTCTGAAAAAGCAAAAGCGCAGTTGATGAACGTGCCCACCGTCACGGCGGCCATTGTTTCGTCTTACTTTGCCAGCCTTCAAGGGGCGAAACGAAAAAACTGATAGAGGCCGCTGAGTATTGGGCCGGCGGCGACCCCGGAGATGAGGACCTAGAAAAGGCCGCACAGGCATTCAATATCATCACCGACGATTCTGCGGCATCGTCAGATTTTGAAGTGTGGGAGGAGAATTGGCCCGCCGTTGAAATGTTTTTGCGGTTACAAACGCAATGGCGCACATCAATGGGCGGGGTGATTGGCTTGGATTACGTGGCCGTGGATTGGATGCTTAGACTTTATGGAGTAGAGGACCAGCGCTCCATGTTGGAGGACCTGCAGGTGATGGAGGGCGCAGCGCTGACCCTAATTAATAAGCGGGAGGGCTGATCCATGGCCATGAACATGGACGCAAGCCTGCGTCTGAGCGCAAAGGTTGATGGGCTTAATAACATTGTTTCCCTGAACAGGGGGCTGCAATCTGTTGAGTCCACTGCCAAGGGTGTTACCGGCGCAATGCGTGGGCTGACTGGCGCTGCGGCTGGTCTGTCTGGTGCCTTGGGGGCGTTGGCGCCATTGCTGAGCGTGGCCGGGTTGGCCGGCATGGTGCAAAACACCATCAAAGCTGGCGATTCAATGTATGACTTAAGCCAGCGAACAGGCGTCACTGTTGAATCCCTGGCCAAATTCAAGAAGGCAGCAGCCACCAGCGGGACTGATATTGAAGGTGTCAGCAAGTCACTGACCAAGCTCAGCAAGACAATGCTGGAGGCTAATGCTGGTAGTTCAACAGCATCTAAAACATTCAAAGCGTTAGGGGTTGATATTACTGGTAGCAATGGCCAGTTGAAATCAGCCGATGCGGTGATGCTGGAGGTGGCGAACCGTTTTAAGGCAATGCCTGATGGTGTAGCGAAGACGGCGTTGGCGTTGCGTCTGTTTGGTAAATCAGGTGCAGAAATGATCCCCATGTTGAACATGGGCGGCGACGCGATTGATCGGCTTAGCGTCAAGATGACGACTGCCTTTGCGCAGAAGATGGATCAATACTCTGATCGTCTTGCGACTCTTGGCGGAAAGGTTGGCGCCTTGGGAATGGATCTGACGGTCGCCCTGTTGCCGGTGCTTGAGGCCTTGACCGATGTTGTCACTAAGGCGATCACAGCATTCAACGGGCTGTCGCAGCCTGTCAAAAACCTGGCCTTGGCTGGCGCATCGTTGGCACTGGCGTGGGGACCAGCTGTTGCCCTGATGCGTGGCGCCATTGCCATTTTCGCCACACTTACCACCGCTCAGGCCGCAGCCGGTGCAGCAGCGGCAGCATCAGCGCCACAGTTTGCAGCGTCCAGCGCTTCTATGTCAGCTGCAGCAGTGGCGGCCAGCAGGCTTGCGCTAGCCCTGTCACGCTTGGCTGCGATTGGTGTTGTCACCGCCGGCGTCAACTACATCATCAACGTGGCGTCTGATGCGGCACAGATCCGCTCTATGCGTGATCGGCAAAACCGTGGTGGTGCTGCGGGGGCGTTTGCTGGAGCCACTCGCGAGACGGTAGTGCAGGCCCAAGCGGGCCAGGCCGCAGAGCTACGCCGTATCCAACAGCAACGGCAGGCAGCCATTAACGACGTGCGCGGGAAGCAATGGCTATATCAAATCCCTGTGATCGGCGCCTACATGGCCCAAGGCACCGCGTCGCAGATGGAAAAGCTAAACCTGCGTGAGCAGTTCACCCGTGGGGTGCTGGGCCTCAACCCCAACAATTTCCGCGCTGGTGGAGCTGGTGGAGGAGCCGGGTTTAGCCCTGATCTTGGCGCCTTAGAAAGTGGCGGCGGTGGTGGCGGTAAAGCCAAGAAGGAACGCGATAGCCAGCTGCTCACGATTGAAGCGGCCAATGGTTTATTTAGGTCGCAAGAGGCGATTAAGGCCCGTATTGCAGAAGCTGAGCAATCCCAAAACACCAGCGAAAAACTACGCCTTGAGATGATCGACCGTGGTGTTCGGCTGATGGCTGAGGCAGCTGATATTCAACGCGAAAAACTTACGAAGACAGAAAGGGAGGTCAAGCTAAAGGGTATTGACGACAAGCTCCGCGCCAGTGAGGCTCAATACACCCGCGAAATTGCCATCTTTCAAAAGCAAGCCGTAGACAGCCTGCCTTCATACTTGAGCGGGTTGGAGTCAGCCGCCAGCGGTTACAGCAGAGGCCTGGAATTATCTAAACAATTAACGGCGGAGCAAGAGAAACAAAAGCAACTTGCCGATGGCATTGCTAACAGTATTGGTCAGGGCATGGCCTCTGCATTTGATGGGTTGATTGCAGGGACAGAAGAGTTTGGCGCCAGCCTGCGCAAGATCGCTTCAGGGGTGCTTATGGACATTGCTAAACAGTTGCTTCAAATTTACGTGATCAACACTGCAATCAATGCAATATCTGGTTTGTTTGGCCCGAAAACTGGCGGCTTTTTGCCGGGCATCAAGTTCAACCCCGCAGCTTTTTCAATGCCTGCCCTAGCTGCCAATGGCATGGTTGCAGCAAATGGCATTCAACCGTTTGCCAAGGGTGGACTTGTTGATCGTCCCACCCTGTTCCGCTTTGCCTCCGGTGGCGCCGGCAATCTTGGCCTAATGGGTGAGGCTGGCCCTGAAGCGATCATGCCGTTGAAACGCGGGCGTGACGGAAAACTAGGTATTGCGGGAGGTGGCAGTCAAACCAACGTGACCGTTAATGTCGATGCCAAAGGCACCACCACTCAAGGCGACGCAGGTAAAGGCAACGAGCTAGCGCGTGTCGTTGCGCAGGCAGTGCAGGCAGAATTGGTTAAGCAGAGACGACCCGGCGGCATTTTGGCGGCATAACCCATGGCAACCTTTACTTACACAGCTTCATTTGAAGCAACTGAAAGCAGCAAGCCTCGGGTTCGCAAGTTCCAAGCAGGAGACGGATATGAACAAAGAATTCGTTTCTCGCTTCACACGGACCCTAAGGAGTGGAGTTTGATTTTCAGCGAACGCACTGACACTGAACGAGATGCAATCCTGGCATTTTTGGAAGCTCGCGCTGGTGTTGAAAGTTTTGACTGGACGACTCCTCGCGGCATCACTGGTAAATACGTTTGCGAAGAATGGCAAGTAACTTTAAGCGCTTACAACTTCAACACAATTCAAGCCACTTTTAGGCAGGTATTTGAGCCGTGACCGTACCATTCTCTGATCTACAACAGATTGCTCCCAGCGCTGTCATTGAGTTGTTTGAGTTGAAACTAAACACTTCGCAGCATGGCGCTGCTAGCACGTATCGGTTCCACGCTGGCACCAGCCTCAACAGCAACGGAGAAGTCGTCTGGGCCGGGAACAACTATCTGCGCTTTCCGGTTGAAGCGGACGGTTTTGAGTACAACGGCCAAGGTCAACTACCCAGGCCAAAGGTGCGGGTAAGCAACATCCTTGGCACCATCACAGCGCTGCTGTTGAGCCTGCCGGAGGGCCTTGAGGGTGCCATGTTTACGCGCATCCGCACGCTGGCCCGCTACATCGACGGCGGCAACTTCCCAGGCGGCATCAATCCGTACGGCCCCCCTGACCCGACGTTTCCCGAGTTTCCCAGAGAGGTTTACTACATTGACCGCAAGGTCACAGAGACCCGTGATGTGGTTGAGTTTGAGCTGGCTGCCGCGTTTGACCTTGCTGGGGTCCGTGCGCCGAAGCGCCAGTGTATCGCCAACATTTGCCAATGGGAGTATCGCTCAAACGAGTGCGGTTACACCGGCACCAACTATTTCAACGAAAACGATCAAGCCGTGGCGACGCTGGCGGCTGACGTGTGCGGCAAAAAGTTGAGTAGTTGCAAGGCACGGTTTGGATCAGGCGCAGAATTGCCGTTTGGTTCCTATCCCGGTATTGGAACTTATTTCACATGAATTGGCGTAATGCAGCCCTAGATCACGCCAAAGCGGAAGACCCCCGCGAAGCGTGCGGTTTGCTTGTTGTAGTTAAGGGTCGCCGTCGCTATTGGCCTTGTAATAACTTGGCAGCTATCAGCGATTTTTTTATTCTTGACCCCCTTGACTATGCCGCAGCTGAGGAAGCCGGAGAAATCATGGCGGTAGTACATAGCCATCCAGTTACTCCGCCGATGCCTAGCCAGGCAGATTTGGTGGCTATTGAAAACTCCGGCTTGCCTTGGTACATCGTCAACCCCAAAACAGAAGCATGGAGTAGCAAGCTGGTGCCAACGGGATACTCAGCTCCCTTAATTGGGCGCGAGTGGGTTTGGGGTGTTACTGACTGTTGGACGTTGACGCGTGACTGGTACGCCGAAAACGGGTTGCAGCTGCCGGACTGGGAACGCCCGCTGACACCGGAACTGTTTGAGGCCGATCCGTTATTTGATCGCTACTGGAAAGATGCAGGCTTCCGCGAGCTGGATGAGCACGACCAGCTGGAACCTGGAGACGCAGTGTTGATGAGCATCAGCGGGCCTGGCCTCAACCATGTCGGGGTCTACATCGGCGACCAACTATTGCTGCACCATATTCGCGGACGGCTCAGCAGTCGCGATATGTATGGTGGCTGGCTCCAAAAATGTTCAGGACGTAGGTTGCGCCATCCTGATTTCACTAAAATACGTTGAGTTAGAGCAGACCCATGCTGCGCGAAATCAGGGTCTACGGACGGCTTGCGAAATTCTTGAAGCGGCGCGTGTTTCATGCGGAGGTGGCAAATGCCGCTGAGGCTGTTCGATTTCTGTTAGCTAATTTTCCGCAATTAGAAAATCATATGAGCAGTCAACATTACAAAGTAAGCGTTGGTGACTATGCTTTGACCTTAAATGAATTGCATCATCCCGCCGGGCAGCAGATAATTCGCATTGCGCCAGTTTTGTCAGGTTCTGGTGGTGGAACAGGGCAAATACTGGCCGGCGTTGCCTTAATTACTCTGGCCATTGTTACTGGGGGGATTGCTTCTGCTGGCGTTGCATTAGGCGGTTTTATGGGTATTGGCACTGTTGGCACTATCGCTGTAGGCATTGGTGCCAGTTTGGTCTTGGGAGGCGTTGCACAACTACTGACACCAGTTCCTAGCACTGTTCCAATAGCGGGCACTACAGCCGATACCTTTAAAGACCCACGAAAGTCTTTTAGCTTTTCAGGTATTCAGCAAACCAGTCGTGCTGGTGTGCCAGTACCTATTGTTTACGGGGAAACCTTTGTGGGGTCAGTAGTGATTTCAGCTGGTATTGATACCATTCAATTATGAGCACGATTGTCGGCGGCGGTGGTGGCGGCGGTGGCGGTTGCTTCCTAGGAAACACCTTGGTGCGCACGCCTGATGGGTTGCGGCCCATTGAAACACTGCAGCCCGGTGATCACGTAATCAGCTTTGATGACCAAAGTGAGCTTCATAGTGCCAAAGTTCTCAAAGTTCACGTTCACGATAATGAGTTAGTTGTTCGCTACAGGCTTTGGGGCGGAGCCGTGCTGGACGCCACCCCGAACCATTGGGTGCTCAACCAGTTCAACGCCTTTGTTGAAATTGACACTCTTGGACCTGATGACTGTTTGGTTGATGAAAATGGCCACTTGCGTCCCATTATTGACCGCACTGAGCATGGACAAGGCACTGTCTACAACCTGACCGTTGAAGGCCATCACACCTTTATTGCTGGCGGCATTCGCGTTCACAACGCAGGCTTGGGGCTTGGCATTGCAGGCGCTGGCGGTGCTGGAGGCGGGGGCGGTGGAGGTGGCGGCAAAGGCGGTGGGGGCGGAACCACCTACACCCCGACCGAAGCAGGCGACAGCCTCAACAGCACGCAATTCGCCAACCTGTTGGACCTGATTAGTGAAGGTGAAATTCAGGGGCTGAAAGATGGAGATAAATCAATTTTTATTGACAATACACCGCTGCAAAATGCAGACGGCACATACAACTTCAAAAACGTTACCGTCACCACTCGCAATGGTACGCAAAACCAGAACTACATTCCACTGACGGCCGACATCGAAAACGAAAAGTCTGTCGGTGTGCAAGTGCAGTTTGGCGTGCCAATTGTTCGCAGTATTACGAGCAGCAGCGTCAACGCAGCCCGTGTCACCATTACATCGCCAGCCTTGCAGGAGTTCCCCACGAATGGCGACATCATTGGCTCCAGTTTTGGTCTGCAAATTGAGGTGCAATACAACGGCGGCGGCTACACCACGGTTTTGACCGATACGGTCTCAGGCCGCAGTGGTGACCAGTTTCAGCGGGACTATCTAGTGATGCTTACAGGAGCGTTCCCGGTCGACATCCGCGTGACCCGCACTACTGCCGACAGCGGCACATCAAGAGTGCAAAACTCCTTTAGCTGGAGTTCGTTTACAGAAATCACCTACGCAAAACTTAGATACCCTAACTCGGCATTGGTGGCGCTGCGAGTTGACGCGGAACAATTCAATTCAATTCCCAAACGCAGTTATTTAGTGCGAGGCATCAAGGTAGCAATACCAAGCAACGCCACTGTAGACAGCAGCTCCGGCCGGCTTGTTTATGCCGGCATTTGGAATGGCAGCTTTAGTGCTGCAGCGTGGACTACAGACCCTTGCTGGATCCTTTGGGATCTACTCACATCGACCCGCTATGGGTTTGGCGATCACATCCAGGCCGCACAGCTCGACAAATGGGCTTTCTACTCCGCGAGCCAGTATGCCTCCGCACTGGTGCCTGATGGCTTCGGCGGCACCGAGCCGCGCTTCAGCTGCAATGTCAACATTCAAACAGCGGAAGATGCCTACAAACTTATTAACGATATGTGCTCGGTATTCCGGGCGATGCCTTATTGGAGTACTGGCGCACTTACCGTCAGTCAAGATGCACCAAGTGATCCAGCTTATCTGTTTACTTATTCCAACGTTTCAGAGCAAGGTTTTGCATATCAAGGTTCCAGCCTCAAGACCCGTCCCACAGTGGCAGTTGTCAGCTTCCTGAACCTCGATACGCGAGAAATTGATTACGAGGTAGTTGAGGACCAAGAGGCCATCAGCAAATATGGCGTGGTCACACGCGAAATCTCGGCGTTTGCTTGTACCAGTCGCGGTCAGGCACATCGACTTGGTGAATGGCTGCTCTATTCCGAGTGGTACGAGAACGAGGTTGTCAGCTTCACCGCCAGCATCGACGCTGGCGTGCTTGTCCGACCGGGGCAAACCATCCAAATCAGCGATCCCATGCGTGCCGGGTCTCGACGCGGTGGCCGCATCACCGCAGCTACCACAACCACAGTCACGGTGGATGACGCCACCGGGTTGTCGATTGGCACCGGCTCAACGCTGTCGGCACTTCTCCCTAATGGAACTGTTCAAAGTCGGTCGGTCACAGGGATTAGCAGCGGCGTGTTTACCGTCAGCCCAGCATTCACCACTGCGCCTAACGCCAACAGCATTTGGATATACGAGACCAACGACCTGCAAACTTCAACTTGGCGGGTGCTAAGCGTCAGCGAACAGGATCAAGCTCAATACGCCATTACTGCGCTGGCTTACAACGCCAGCAAATACGCCTACATCGAGCGCGGTGCTCGGCTTGAGCCGCGCGATGTCACCAACCTGAACGAGATCCCGCCGGCGCCCACCAACCTGCAGGCGATCGAGGCGCTCTACGAGAGCAACGGCCGGGCGCTGTCCAAGCTGACGCTCAGCTGGCAGGCGGTGGCTGGCGTCAACGACTACCGGGTGCGCTGGCGTGCAACAAACGGCAACTGGACCAGCACCACGCAGACCCGCCTCGACTACGAGATCCTGAACACTACGGCCGGCACCTACGAGATCGAGGTCTACAGCCTGAGCGCTGGCCTTCGCTCCTCGGTGCTGCCGGCCAGCCTGACGTTCAACGCCTTCGGCAAGACCGCACCGCCGGCATCAGTCACCGGCCTGTCGCTGATCCCGATCGATGGTGCCAGCGCGATCCTCAGCTGGGACCGCAGCACCGAGCTCGACGTGCTGCTGGGCGGCAAGGTGCTGATCCGCCACAACGTCGCGCTGACCGGCGCACTGTGGGAGGAAAGCCAGGAGATCGTTGCATCTGCAGCCGGCAGCCAGACGCAAAAGCAGGTGCCGCTGCTGGAAGGCACCTATCTGGTGAAGTTTGAGGATGACGGAGGCAACCGCTCGCTGACGGCCAGCGCGGTGGTGGTCAACCGCCCGACGCCGCAACCTGCCCTGCTGGTGCAGAGCTACTCGGAAGAAACCGAGACGCCGCCGTTCAACGGCAACTACACCGACATGTTCTACGTGGCATCGCTGGCGGAGGCCGGCGGCGCTAGCGGCATCGTGCTCAGCAATGGCACCGCAGTTGACTCGATGGCCACCGACGGCAACTGGGACGGGTTGGCATCGATCGACAGCATTGGCGGCGTGCTGAGCACCGGCGAGTACGACTTCGGCAGCACCTACGCCTTCCCCGGCATCTTCGACGCCAACCTGCGCCGCCGGTTGGTCACCATGCCCTACCTACCCGGCGACTTCTGGGATGACAAAACGGCCGACATTGATGAGTGGGATTTTGTGGACGGCAAAGGCGGCGACCGGGTGAACGCGCTCACCTATGTGCGCACTACGCAGGACGACCCCAGCGGCACACCGACATGGAGCGCATGGCGGGAGTTCAGCAACGCCATCATCCGAGGCCGTGGCTTTCAGTTCAAAACGATTGCCACCAGCGACGACCCGGCGCAAAACATCATCGTCGAGCAGCTTGGTGTGGACATGGAGCTGCAGCAACGCACCGAGCAGTCGGCGACGCTGACAAGCGGTGCGGGCACCTATACAGTCACCTTCAGCAACGCCTTCTTCTCGGCGCCTAGCGTCGGTGTGACGGGGTTCAACATGGCAACAGGCGATTACTTCGCGATCGCTTCCGTGACACGCACTGGGTTTCAGGTAACCTTTAGGAACAGTGCCGGCACCGCTGTGAGCCGTCAGTTCACCTACACCGCCATCGGGTTCGGGAGGCAGATCTAGTGCCACAGGCAGATCTCAACGTCGCCAACCAGTCCGGCCTTGCGTTTCGGCAGGACCTGAACAACCAGCTGCTGGCGCTCGGCACGCTGCAGAGTGGTTCATCAGCGCCAAGCACCACCTACGCCTACATGCTGTGGGCGGACACCAGCACCAGCCCAGCCACGGTGCGGATGCGCAATGGCGCGAACAACGCCTGGATTGTCGTCGGGACCAGCGACACCGCCAACCTCGGCCTGCTGCCGTCCGCCACTGCCGCCTCGACCTATGCGCCGCTAACCGGCACTGGCGCGTCGGGCACCTGGCCGATCAGCATCTCGGGCAACGCAGCCACAGCGACAACCGCCACCACGGCGACCACGCTCAGCGGCACGGGGTCGCTTAGTGCGCTCGACTATTCCTACACCGCAGACTTCCCCAGCGTGCGGCCGTCGCTGCTGCTGGACTTTGCCAACAGCAAGGCGCTTGACCCTCGGGTGTCGTTTTCCAGGGCGTCCACCGGCACCTACGTGGGTGCTGACGGCTTGATCAAGACTGCCGCGATCAATGAGCCGCGCTTTGATCACAACCCGAGCACGGGCGAGAGCTTGGGGCTGTTGATTGAAGAGAGCCGAACAAATCTGCTAACGTATAGCGAGCAGTTTAATAATGCGGCGTGGACGAAATCAAATACAACAGTTTCTGCTAATGCTGCTATTGCACCTGATGGAACCACCACGGCAGACCTTGTTTATCCAAATTCAACTGGCTCAGGGCGAAGTTTGTACCAGTCAGCGGCTGGGACAATTGGAGTGTCGTATACACGCTCTATTTTCTTAAAAACCAACGGAATCCGCTACGCTTGCCTTGGCTGCGGCGGTCCTTCCCTTGCCGCATGGTTTGATCTGCAAAACGGAACGGTAGGAACAATTGCCGGAGGCGTGACCGCTACAATTCAAAGCTATGGTTCCGGTTGGTATAGGTGTTCTGTAACTAATACTGCCAGTGGCACTACCATTTTTTTTGGTGACCTTATTCTTGCAAGTGCCGATAACTCAACGTCTGTTACAGCCAACGGCACCGATGGCATTTATTACTGGGGCGCCCAACTAGAAGCCGGCGCCTTCCCCACCAGCTACATCCCCACCACAGCCGCCACCGTCACCCGCAGCGCGGACGTGGCGCAGATGACGGGGACGAATTTTACGAGTTGGTATCGGCAGGATGAGGGTACTGTCTATTGTCAAGCAACAAGCAACTCAACGGCAAATAGCGCTTATTGGAGCCTGCAGGGCAGTAGTTCCAATGGTATTACAGTGCTTGTTTATCCAAGCAATCGGATCAGCTATCAGGTTATTGACACAAGTGCTCAAGCAGATCTGAACTTTGCAGCGTATTCATCCGTCGGCGTAGCAAGAACTGCTGCAGCCTATAAGGCCAACGATTTTGCAGTTGCAGGTAACGGTGGAACAGTAAGCACCGACACGTCAGGAACCGTGCCCACCTTGACAAGTTTTGTAATTGGAAATTATCCGGGCGGCGGCACTTCTTACGACTATTCAGGCACTATTTCTCGCCTTGCCTTTTATCCGTTGCGCCTCTCCAACGCTCAACTCCAGAACCTCACGGCCGTCTGACCATGACCTACTACCTCCGCTTTCTTGACGAGATCGCCGGCATCGCCGCCCTGGAAGCCGCCGGCATGTATCGCCCGGCGACCGAGAAAGACCCCGGCGGGCCGATCACTGCCACTATCGACTACGCGCTCGATGTGGTCGGCCTGATCGTGGATCAACCCGCCGAGCTGGATGCTGACGGCAACGTCATCACCCCCGAGACCTACCTGCCCGGCTGGCACGTCAACTACGTCGGCGAACTGCCGCCATCATGGGAGGAGTTCATCGTCCACCCGGTCAACCCCGTCC